GCCTGCACACGCACACGCACGCGAGGGCACGCGCCGCGCTGCCGCCCTGCTGCACTGCCGCGCCGCCACGATCACCCGGGGCGCGCCGCTCCCCCACTGCCGGGGTAAGGGCGCGAGCCCCTGGCCCTGGCCCACCGACGCGCGCCAGCACGAGGGCCACGAGGCCGCACGAGGCACAAAAAAAAGCCCGGCCACCTCAAAGCGAGATGACCGGGCCCACGCCCTGCCTAGCCTGCCTAGCCATGGCCGCACGCCTGCAGGTGCGCCGCCTATGTGCGCCGCCTATGCGCCGCCCTGGTCGCGCTGGTCGCGCGAGTCCCTGGCCCTGACCGCGTCTATCACGATCGCCGACGCCGGCACGTCGTCCACCGGCACGAGCGCCAGGGCGTAGCCGCAAGGCTCCGCAAGCGACGCCACAACCGGGAGCGTCGGCGACGTGCCGCGCGACAGTGTGGCGCTGAGCCACTCAGCCGACCGACCAGACGCGACACTGGCCGCGCGCATCGACAGACCGGCGGCGCTGGTCATGGCTCTTAAAGCTCCTGATGTGTCCATAAACTGCCAATCTACCAGGTAATAAGACAGGGTCAGTGTAACAGTATTCCTAACAGTAGTTATGTAGCAATTGTGAAGAATGCTCCCTAACGCTTGCTATGCGTGACTACAATTGCTAGTGTATGCGCCATCGAAAGCAAACACCAACGCCAAGGAGGCACCAAATGTCCGCACAGTCCATCCCCACGAACGCAAGGCACGTCGGCTATGCAATCTGCGAGTACGCGCAGGTGATCGTCCCGGTGACATCCACCTACGCACGCAAGGACGCCGCAGAGCGCGCCATAAGGCGCGCAGTCGAGGACGCCCACGGGTGCGAGGTCACCGAGGTGGAGCTATACCCGGCATCTATGCACGAGGAGGTGCGCGAGCTCATCGACTACGCATCGGTGGACTCCGAGGGCTACGCCTACCTGGTAGAGGACCTGATCGTCGTACAGCCCAACGCGGCACGCGAGCAGACCGCCGCAGAGCTGGCCGCAGAGCTCGACCGCGCCATCTCCACTGCGGACGGCCTTATAGCTGTTCTGGCATCCAAGGGCTACGCCGCCGCGTACTCCAAGGGCGGCAACGTCTGGTGCGACGCGCCGCAGGGCGCGGCCCTCGGCGACCTCGGCATGACCTGGAGCGGCAAGCGCTCCGCCTGGTGGTGCAAGGTCGACCAGGGCGAGGCCGTGCCGGCGAGCATGCGCAAGCAGCGCGCCGCAGCCGCCAAGGCACGCAAGGCCGCATAACCGCAGGGGCAAGGGCGCGGCCCCGAAAATCGCGCCCACACCTTATGAGATCCCGAAAGCCTGGAGGCCCTGAAATGTCCGCTGAGTCCGCAATCATCCGCGTCTATGTCGGCTCCGTAACTAAGTACGCATGCGCCCTGGTGGGCGACTGGGTGAACCTGCCCTGCGACGACCTCGCCGCAAAACTGCACGACATCGACCCCGAGACCGAGGAATGGGCGATTTTCGACAGCGAGTGCCCGGCCCTGCCCTCGCTGCACATTGGCGAGTACGACAGCCTGCGGCACTTGAACGAGGTGGCCGAAGTCCTGGCAGACCTCTACGAGGACGATTTGCAGAGGGTCGATGCCCTCCTGGCGTACGGCGTGGACATCGACGACGCGCTGGAGCACTACGACGACGTGTGTGCCCTGCCCGACTACGTGGACGGAATCGACGACTACCAGGCCATAGGCGAATACTACGCCGACCTGCTCAACGTCTTCGAGGGCGTGCCCGAGGACTCCCCGGCGCGCACGTACTTTGATTACCAGGAGTACGGCCGGGACATGACCATAGAGCTCTGCCTGGTGGAGACCGGCGCGGGCGTTTTCGAGATCTTCTACTAGCGGCACCAACGGCCGGGGGCGCGCCGATTTAAGCGCCCCACACCATGCCAGGGCGGCCACAGCCGCACAGAGAGAAGGGGTTTGGCCATGACCACATACACGACCATTTGGGACGTCATCGACTACGAGGTGACCCCCGCCCTCGGCGACTTCGCCGACTGCTACGACAAGGAGGCCATCGCCCGGGAGTGCTGGGAGTACGACGAGGAGCGCCAGGGTTTCACCGAGCGCGAGGGCGCGGACTTCTGGGAGGCAGCGGCGCGGCACGATCTCGCAGGCGACGCCGCCGCCGATGCCTGGAAGGGTGACGGGTTCTATTCTGTCGGCTACACCGACGGCGGCATGCCCTGCACGTCGGACGGCCCCGTCGTGGACTACGTGGGCCTGGAGCTTTAGGTGAGCCCCGAGGCCCTGCGCGCGCTGCTCGACCTGGGCCGGGCCCTGCTGGCCCTGGCCCTGGTCTGCGCGCTGCATTCCGGCGTGATTTAAATGGCCTATTTATACCCGCGTTTGGGGTGCATATCGCCCCATACGTGGGTATAATCGTTTCGCCTTAACCGTTCCATCCCGTTTGAGAGGGGCCCATATGCCCGATTCCGTAGACATGAAGATTCGCACAGACAAGGACACGCGCGATCGCTTCACCAGGCTTGCCAGGGACTTGGGCATGAACGCGAGCACCGCGATGAACGTTTTCATGCGCCAGTTCGTCTCATACGGCGGCTTCCCGTTCGAGGTCGCCAGGCAGGAGGGGTACGTCCCCACCAAGGAAGAGTTCACCGACGAGATGGAGCGCCGCCTTGAGCGCATGATGGCGGGGCGTCGCCAGCAGCACGATTTGGTCGAGGTATAGCCATGCCGGTAACGTGGGACGACGACGCCTGGGACGATTACACCGACTGGATGGACGAGGACAAGAAGACGGTCAAGAGGATTAACCGACTCATCAAGTCCATTCTGCGCGACCCCCGGCCAATAGGTAAGGCCGAGATTCTGAAGCACAGGGGCCCCGGCGTTTGCAGCGTGCGCATAGACGAGAAGAACCGCCTGGTCTACAAGGTGCTCGACGACGGCGAGGTCTACGTGCTTTCCTGCAGGGGCCATTACGCCGATTAGGAGACGTTTCGTTTCAGAATACGCGCCGATACACATTGGCACATAAACGCAAAAAGGCCCGCCCCCCATCGTCGGGGAGCGGGCCTCGTCTTTTCAGCGTCGCGGTTTATTTCGATAAAAAGTACTCCGTCGCGATGACAATAGCCGAACCGACGATCATGCCGAGGAGCATTCCAAGGACTGACTCCATTGTTTCATCCCCTACCCGACGCAGCGCCGCACGAGCTCCGCCGCGTCCATCCCGAGGGCCGCCGCCACCTTCTGCCAGCTCGAAAGCAGCGCGGGCCTGTCGTTGCACATTTGAAAGATTGTGTTCCGTCCGATTCCCGCGCGGTTCGCGACGGCCTCCTTGGTCATTCCCGAGTCGTATATCTCCCGCTCCAGGCGCTGGCCCGGCGACCATTCCGACCTAGACGCCGCCATTTTTGCCCCCGAACCTGTCGTTGAACTGTTTGAGCGCCTGCTCCCGAAGGCGTTCGGTGGCCTGCCTGTCCGCCCAGTACGCGGCGTTGCATTCCGGCGAGCAGTACCGGCTCCTCCTGTCGCGCGCCTTGAATTGCTTGCCGCAGTACGCGCACTTCCTCATGATTTCGTCGGCCATCATTCCGCCCCCTTCTGCAGGGACTCCACCAGGTAGTCGACGCACTGGCGGCATTTCATGAGGTCCTGGACGCCGTTCTTCCCCTTCCACCGCCACAGGTACTTGAAGGCGCAGCCCCACCAGTAGTCCCGCACGGCCTCGGCCCCCATCATGGATTCGAGCGCGTCCATGCAGGCGATTCCTGTGTGCCCCATGTAATGGCGCGGGTTGCTCACCTCGTCGGGTGCCGCACCGACGATTTCATGCGGCACGTGCGGCTCGATTTGAATCCTTCCGTCCACTTTCTGCCACCTCTATTCCGTTTCAAGGCGTTTCAAAGCGCTGAAGGCCGAGCATCGTCGTTCGGCTCGGCCTTCAGGCACTTGCACCAGTTTCATTTCAAAACGCCGATTTACGGGCATACAGCCCCGCATAGCGGCATTCCATGCGCGTCACCTCGACACGGTGAGGCACGCGATTGCGGCGCACGTGAGGAGCGCCCACGCGAGCGCCCCCACACCCCACAGGGGGCCGAGCGCAGTGGCCGCGGAGACCACGGACAGGCAGGCGAACGTCATTCCGACCAGCGGCGCGTACCTGGGCCTGCCGCTGGTTTCAATCGTTCCAATCGCCTCCCGCGCGGCGACCGCGCGCCTGCGGGACTCGCCCGGCCGCTCGTGCGTCGCGGCGCTCGACGTGCCGCACACGGGGCACCTGATTTCGCAGCGCCACTTTTCATCGGCCCATCTCAGCTCGACCGTGGAGCGCGTCCCGCACACGGGGCATATCTGGCTGCTCATTACACCTCATCTCGTTTTGCGCGGCGGGTGGTTCCCATCTCCAGCCCCAAGCTCGTGTTCCAGCCTTTGGAGGTTGACCGCGATTTGGGAGACGCTGCATGAGCTCTTGCCGTTGGGGAACCTGATTGCCCACATGCAGGAGCCGCCCACGCACTTTTTGAACCCGCGCATCGGGCACACGAAGGCGTTCTTGTCGCTCATCGGTAGACCTTCTCCTCACCTGGCGCGCTTATGATGTCGGCCAGCTTTTCGAGCGCCTCCGGGGCGGTGCAGGAGGGGTCAACGCCTGCGCTCAGGAGCGCTACGCAGACCAATGTGCCCACTGTGGTGGCGCTGGCCAGGTACTTGTCGTCGACATTGTCGATTCTGTCGCTAATCAAGCCGCCTGTAGCCACCTCGACCTTCGCCAGCGCCCTGAGCGCCCCCGCCAGTTCCAGGCGCTTGTTCTGCACGTTCTTGTCGCAGGCTGTCATGATGCGCTCACCACCGTTCTGCCGCAGTGCGGGCAGTAACGCGCGTGGTAGTCGTCCACGCTCTCCATGTAGGCGATGTCCAGGTGCTCGCCGCACGAGCTGCACAGGAACTCGTCGCAGGGCCTCGTGGCGAGGTTCCGGCACGTGCCGCCCTCGACGAGGCCGATGAGGCGCGCCACGTCATCGGGGCTGACGAAGCCGCTCCAAATCCCGAGCGCTTTCGCGACGTCTTCCATGCTGCACACCATGCGGCCCGGGGCGAGTTCCACGAACTGAATCTCGCTTAGCGCCTTCGCGACGTCATGCCTGTCCAGAAAGTCATCAATCATTTGCATGCACCACCCTTCTTCCGCAGAACGGGCAGTACGAGAAGACCAGGGGCCTTTCGTACTCCCACTCCACGCAGTAGAGATAATCAGCGTCTGCGTGGTAGTACCTGCCGCACTCGCTGCACTCGAAGTCGCCGTCGGGCTTTGAGACGTCATGGCACGTCCCCCTGTCGATAAGGTCGGCCAGCATGGAGAAGAGCTCCCCGCTGTCCCTCCGCTTGACCGGGTAGTCCACGTCGAGGAACTCGGCTATGACGCTCGCCGAGGTCGCCCACTCCGGCGGGTGGCCGGATATGTACCGCAGCTCCCTCGCTATCTCCTCGCGCCTCTGCTCACTGACCGTCGTCGCCATCGCCGACCACCACCCTTCCCCCGCAGCGCGGGCAAAACGAGAAGTCCCTTGGGTTGCAACAGGAGTCGCCGTATGTCCATGCCTTATAGCCGCACGCGCTGCATGAGAACGACCTGCTGGAGCCGTCTTCGTTGCGGCACGTCGGGCTGTCGATGAGGTCGACAAGCTTACCGATGCGCTCGATGGCCTGATTAGGCGTGTGACCGTCCCATTCGGGCGCACGCCTAAGCTCTGCGCATCGGAACATGTTCCAGTACGGGTCGATGTCGTAGTGGTAGGTCGCTTGCCCGTCGGGAGTCTCGATGCCGACGATGAACATTCCGTCATACATGGTGCCGTCGGCGTGCAGCTTCGATTTCCAAGCTCGCTTGCCGAATGTCGCGACGATTACCGAGAACAGCACGGCTCTGTGATGGTAAAGCTCGTTGAATGTGTGGTAGCCATCCGAGGTTTCACCGTCGATTGGACATGGCTCGATGAGGTCTGCAAGGCGATGCCACCAACTCTGTGGTTCGAACCGCTGACCAACATTGCATTCAATCGCCGATTCGAGCGAGTCAATCTCATCTGCGAAGTCGTACCAATCATGGATATCAAGCGCACGCAGCCTTGCCGCAGCTTCGCGCCGCTCCTCGTCGCTAATCATGTGCGCCCCAATCCATCGTCAGCGTCTTTGTGCCAGGCATCTCATTGCGGCCGCGCTCTAGATTGTGCTCTTGCACGGCTTGCACAGCTCTCTCCCAATCCCTGGCCGTCGGGTTGAGTACCTGTAGACAATTGCACACGCACTGAGCCACGTCGGCAAGCTCCATCAATGAGTCTTGGCAGGTGTGCCATCCCTGCACCTTGTCATGCCTCTTGATAGCCTCGCAGGCCTCGGAAGCCTCCTCAAGCAGCTTCAGGGCGCACTCGCGCCTCGTCTTCAGGACGTCCAGCGGTTTCAGGCACGCCATCTACAGCTCCCCTTCCTTGACCATGTTCTGGATTTTCTTCAGCTCGCAGTTGTCGGCGGGGTCGAGGCCCAGCACCAGGTAGCGCAAGCAGGAGAGGCTGCTCGCCACCTGCTTCGCGTCCGCCGCCTGGTACAGCGCCTCGGCTAGGTCCGCGTTCCTGTCGTAGGCGCTCTTCGACCTGGCGGCTCCGTCAATCTGGTAGTCCTCCCAGCACTTGTCGGCCTTCTTCTGGTAGCCGTCGGCCATCCTACGCAGCTTCTCGGGGGTCATTTCCCCACCTCCGTACCGCACCACGGGCAAAACTGCGGCACAGTCTCGCGTTCGCACCAGTCCGTGATGTACGTCCCGTCGTTCTCGTAGTGGCTCACGCTGAAGACCAGGCCGCAGCGTTCACACTTGACCGCGTCGACGGGGCTGAGCCTGTCGATTGCGTCGGCCTGGCTTATGTCGGTCAGCCGCTTGCGCGGCTTCCACTTCTGCTTCGAGGGGATTGCGCCACACATCGGGCAGTCGGCGTCTCCCGTGAACTCGAACATCGGCTTCCTGCCCATCTACTCCACCCCCGCGAGCTTTTTTGCGCGGCGAATGATGTCGTCGAACATAAGCCCGTCACAGTCGCCGCCCATGTTGCCGCCAAGCTCCTCGGCCCTGCATCCGTTGCAACCTTCTGTGACGTTGCCGTCGTCGAAATAGGTGCAGCAGGTGAGCCCGAGGTCGCCCTTCAGCTTCTCCCAGCTGTCATGCCTGTCGCGCTTGTCCTGCTGATCCAGTGCGCGGAGGCGGGATTCGGCATCGTCAAGCATCACCCTGACGCACGTCGTGCCGCGCGTGCTCGCGGGGCACATGGAGCACTTGCCGGAACTGACGCCGAAGTACCCGCAGGTGATGCCTCTCAGGGCCCTCACGGCGTCGTGCGCCAGATGCGTGAAGCTGTCTTCCTCGCGGTTAATCGTGGTCGCGCCCGTCATTGCTCGACACCTGCCAACCTCTTTGCGCGGCGCACGAGGTCGAGCCGCATCCGCTCGTGGCACCCTTTGTCCGTGTGCGGGCCCGGCACGTCGTAGGGGCAATTGATGCAACTGTACTTGTCGGCGTTGGTAACACTCTCCTGCGCGCCTGCATACTCGCAGACGCTCTTGGCCGCGTCCGCCTCCAGCCGCTCCCAGCTGTCGGGCTCAACCACGTGCCATAGGTACGGCATCCCGACCGATAACCGGTCCGCGCCGCCGTCGTTGACGTGGACGGGCAGCGCCATGACGTCCGTGACCTGCACCTGCGCTCCGACAACGTTTTCGATCGTGTCCCCCACCTTTATCTCGCGACCTTCCGCGTCGTGCGGCATGAGCGCGTGGAGCCTGCGGGCGATGTCGTCGAGCATCACCTTCTCGCACGAACTGTCGCAGTCTTCCGCAGGGCACTTACTGCATCCGTCGCCCTCTCTTTGACTTCTAAAGTACCCGCAGCCGTAGAAATACGACGCCGTCGCCTTGTCCACGTCCTCAATCAGCCTGGTCAGGCTGTCATTATCGCTTTGCATCTGAATCCTCCCCGTTCGATTCGACTCCCAGTTCCCTGAGCCTGCGGGCGATGTCCTCGAAGGCCGCCTTGGTGCAGTCGTAGGAATCGTTCGCGGGGCAACCGGAGCAAGATTTGCCGCTTCTGGAGCCGCGACCGAAATACGCGCAGGAACGGTTGACCCAACATTCTGCGCAGTAGGCCTCGACGTCCCCCAGCAGCTTTGTCAGGCTGTCCTTGCCGTCACTTGGCATCTGCTTCACCCCAAAGGTCGATTCCCAGCGCCGTGCAGCGCCTGCGGATGCTTGTGCACATGGTCTCACAGCAATCTAACAGGAAGCCGCTGGCCGGGCATTTGTCGCCGTAGAGGGACGACTCCCGGTCGCGGCAATCGGTGTTGCCGCCGTGGCCGAAATACTCGCATGCGACCCTGATGCCGCAGCAGTCTTCGGGCGTGCAGGCGAGGGCCCTCGCCATGTCGGCCGCGAGCCTCTCGGCGCTGTCCTCCGCTTCTTGCGGCTTCTCGGGCTCACCCGCGAGCCACTTCTTGAGCTGCTTTATGCAGTTTTGGCAGAGCACCGTGGTCTCGCAGCCGTCCCTGGCCACGACGTCGTTGCTGCCTACCTTCGTCGTCGCCGCGCAGGGCGCGCATTTGACGGACATCCCGCCGAGTATCTCGTCCGTGGTCTCCACCAGCGCCCCACAACGGTCGCACTTTACAAACATCTCCATAGCGGAACTCTCTTCAGGTACTCTTCCTCCTTCGGCACGGTCTCGTTCCACTTCGCAATGGCATTCTCGGCCGCCTTGTACGCCGTCTGCCCCGAGCCGGAGGAGACGTGCGCATGGTGGCACGTGCATACAACACTCGCTATCCAGCCGCTGCCGAACAGGTCACATATGCTTACCCTGGGGCGTTCCCCGCACAGCGGGCACGGCATGGGACTTAGCTCCTGCCACTTCACCGTCGCCCTCGCGAAGCCCTCGGAGAGCCCGTCCGCGTGCCCGGCCCTGTACGCCTCGCACAGATGCCTCTCAAGCACGGGCACGCCGCCCTCGACGGCCTTCTGCCTGATTCCCTCGACGTCGGGCAGGGCCAGGATCTCCTCGTCTCCCACGGTCACTCGCCCCTAACGATTCCGAGCTCGTCGCGCCACTGGTCGTCGTCCCACTCGGGCGCGCCCTCCTCGACCATGTCGAGCAAGGCGCGTGTCTCCTCGGCGAGCAGGCTGAGCGCGTCCCTCATCTCGCCCCACTGCGCGGGCGTCAGCGCCGCCTTGCATGGCATCGCGAGCCTGCGGAGCCTGTCCCCGCACGACTTGACGCGCCCCGCGTGCCCGCGCACCTTCGAGCGCTCCCTGTAGTCCATGGCTACTCACCTGCCCGCACTATCGGCTGCGACCCCTCGGGCACGACCACGAGGCACCCGTTCTGGGCGGCCGTCTGCAGCGCCTCGTTGTACTGCGACTGCAGCACCTCGGGCGTCAGGCTCTCGGTGAGTGCCGCGTTGGCCTCGGCCTCGGCCTGCGCCTTTATCACCTTCGTCTCGGCCTCCACCTTGGCCGTCTCCTGCTCGGCCTGCGCCTTTGCCTTGCCGACCTCGGCGGCCTGGGCCTCGGCGTACTTCTCCGTTATCGAGTCGGGATACCTCACGGTCTGCACGCTAACCTGCTCGACGACGATGCCCTTGTCCGCCCACTTCTCGGTCAGCGCTTCCTGAATCGCCCCGGTCAGGCTTCCCCTGTCCGTCAGGATGGTGATGGTGTTGAACTTCCCGGCGACCTCTCGGGTCGTGCTCCGGACATCCACGACAGCCACGTTGCGGACATAGTTCTCCTGGCTGCCGTACTCGGTGTACATTTGCTCGGCGAAGCTTGAGTCGAGCGAGTAGTTCACCTGTATGTCCATCGAGAAGCTCGCGCCGCCCGCATCGTTGCACGAGACGGCCGGTCCGTCCGCAGAGCCGCCGTCGTAGCTCTCGGCGTTGTCTGAGTAGAAGCTCAGCACGTTGTTGCGCGTGCTGAACGTGAGAACGTCGTTGAGCGGGCTCGTGGCGTGGAACCCCGCGTCCGAGGTCGAGCCCACGAGCTCGCCTCCCATGCCGCGCACCACCGCGACGTCGCCGACGTCCTGCGAGTAGAAGCCGGGGCAGCAACCCGTCGCGCCCACCGCCGCCAGGCCCGCCGCCAGGGCCCTAACGCCTGCCTTTGCCGTGCTTGCCATGCCTGCCATGGTTGGCCTCCCTCTCGTATTTGCGGGCCAGTATCTCGGCCTCGTCCATCTCCTCCACGTCCCGCAGCTCGCGGGCCTTCTCAATAAGCCCGCGCACGGCGGGCACGAGCTCGCGCAGCGCCAGGTAGAGCGCCGCGACCACGACCGCCGCGCCCAGCGCGTTGCGCACAACCAGCAGCGCGGCCGTCACTCGGCACCGCCCGCCTTGCCAGCGCCCATCGTCGCTGGTGCGAGGGCGGGCATGACGATTCCTGCCATGTCTGGCTCCTGTTCTGTTTTGCATTCGATATTGGAACGGAACTAACCTTAGTTCCGTTTTTCGGTTGGTTCCGTTGTTGGTTCCATTGTTAGTTCCATTGGTTCGTAGGCGCGCTGCCTACTGTTCTGTTGTCTTTTACATGGCTTGCTTTGCCATGTGACCAACATTGGTCACATGAATTCGGTTGGTCTATATGTTGGTCACACGGTTAGTCATGCCATCTACCAGGGGAAATGACGTTTTGTGACCAACATCCCATATAATCCTTGATAATCTTTAAAAGAATATATAGATATATATAGGGAGTTTCGTAAAAGAGTTTCGTTTGTCTTGGTCACATGGTCATGTTGGTCATAACACCTGGTAGATATAGTGACTAACTATAGACCAACGTTGGTCACACGTTGGTCACAGGTCAGTCTTGCACGGGCTTGTAGGCCCTCTGCTGGCCCCACTCACCGCAATACTTGCGGCCGCACGCGACCCATCCTGGCATGTTACGCATAATCTCCGTAATTTGGTTGAGCACGGCGCGCTTGCCGTACCAGTCGCGCTTCTCCATCTGCAGTGCCTTCTCGCATATCTCGCCGAGGCACACGTGCTTGTTCTGGCGCAGGGGGTCGCCCCGCACCCCTTCGAGGTACGCGGTAATCATGCCCTCGCGCGGGTCGTCTTCCACGTGAATCTCGCGGTAGCCCTCCGCCAGCTCCAGGAGCTCCTCGGGGAACACCAGGTCGTGCTCCCGCGTCCCGTCGTACCACGCGACGGCCTCCGCGTAGAGCTGCTCGACGTACTCCCGCAGTTCCGGCGTCTCCTTCGCGCTGTCGTACCTCGGCGGCACCTGGAAGCCCGCCTCGGCGATGAGGAAGCGCCTGTTGCCCGTCGCGTCGCTGAGGAACCCGCCCGCGTTGGTCGTGCCCATGAGCACGCACGAGCGCGGGCGCTGCTCGGTCTCCCTCGCGTACTTCGGCCTGATGGTGTCCACGCGCTGGGTGATGAAGGTCTTTATCTGCTCGACCTCCTTGGTGCGCTTGAACGCCGAGAGCTCGGGCACCTCGACCACGTGCGCGCCGCGCAGCTTCTCAACCGTGGAGTCGCCCTCGAACTCGGTGAGCGACTCGCAGAACCACCTCTGCTGGAGCGCCAGCGCGCGCACGCCGCTCGACTTGCGGCACCCCTGGGGGCCGCTTACGATGAACATGTAGTCGAGCTTGCAGCCCGGCTCGAAGGCCCGCGTGACTATTGAGCGCACGAGCAGCGTCCCGAACGCGGCGTTGTAGGCGCTGTCCTGCGTGCCGAAGAGGTCGCGCATCACGGTGCCCAGCCTCTCGGTCCCGTCCCAGCGGAACGTGCGCAGGAGCTCGCAGAACGGGTCGACCGACGTCTCCATGCACACGGCGGTGACGGCGTCCACGAGCGCCTGCCTGCCCGAGAACCCGTACTCGTGGGACACGATGCGGTCGAGCGCGGCGTAGTCCGAGTCGCGCACCTGCCGCGCGCCCTCGCCCGCGTCCCACGGGAGCGGCAGGTTCACCATCTTCGCGTAGGAGCCGCAGTCGTACCAGAGCCTCCCGGCGAACCTCTCGTCCTCGGTGAGCACGACGGCGTAGTTGTGCGTCGTGGAGCTGGGGTACTTGCCGCGCCTGTCGAGCCTCGACGCGACGTCGAGCACCATGGCCGCCTGGTCGCCGTCCGCCCTCGTGGCCGCGTCGCGCCGCTCGCCCTTGTCGTAGGCCGTGGCGGACTCCACGATCTTGACCACCTCGGCGTCGGGCAGGGGCGGCGAGCAGAGCTTGGCGTTCTTCAAGGCCACGAGGTCGTATATCTCCGAGTCCTCGTAGCCCCTGGCCTGCAGGCTCGACGCATACTTGAACAGCGTGTCGTTGCGCTGCCCCGCCCCTATGGACTCGGGCAGCTCGAAGCGCTCGCCCATGCCGCGCCCCTTCGGCCTCACCGCCTCGACGAAGGCCATCACGTTGGCGTCTGCCCACGCGATGGGCACCTCGTCGGGCGGAACCTCCCACTCGTATCGCCTGCCGTTGGGGTGGACGGACGGTGGGGCGACAACGTAGCCGCCCTCGCCCCTCACGTCCACGCCGAGCTCTCGGTTGACCGAGCAGCGCACCTGCTCGCGGCTCCTGTAGAAGAGGTGGCACCCGCCCGAGCCGGTGATTGCGCTCGCCGTCTCGGGCAGCGCGCCGTTGTCGCGCTCCCACTCCCTCAGGAACGTGTAGCCGTCCTCGTCGGCGTCCTCGTGCACGTCGAGGTCGATTGCGAACACGCCCCCGGCGGCGTCGCCGAGCGCCACGCCGACGTTGTCCTCTGGGTGCGACGCCCACCAGTCCACTATTCCAGGCGCGTCCATCGTGGCGTCCTTGACGCCGTGCGTGGTTGCGGGCTCCTTGCTCCTGGGCAGCAAGGGGAACACGGGGAGGAAGAACCTTCCCACGTACTCAGCCGCCGCCCCCGCCAACGAGTCTTGCATGTTCTCCCCTGCCTAGTATGTCAAGGACGAGGTCAGCGGCGTCCTCCGGCGCGCAGAACGCGAACTCCACGCCGTAGCGCTCGCGCATCGTCTCGCACGCGGCCGCTATGCGGGAGCCGTAGTACCTCATCTTCGCCCTGCGCCTCCTGAAGCTCGCCTCGGGCTCGCGCCACTTGCGCAGGCCCTCAAGGTCGCGCACCCCGTCCTCGTTCTCCACGAGCACCACGAGGCGGCACCCCGCGTCGCGCGCTCCCTCGCACTCGGCGCGGAACCTCTCGTGATCCTGGGTTATGTCCATCGCCAGCTCCTGGATGTCCTTCTTTGTGTCCACGGACACCGGGGGCACGAGGGCGTAGTCGCCGAACGCGAGCTTCGAGCGCACGGTGGGCTGCCCGATTGCCTCCCACCGTGCGTCCTTGAGGGTGTGCTTCCCAGCCTGCTGCCTTGTGTCAATCTGGAGCGCCCTCACAGCCCGTCAGCTCCCCTAGAACGGAATTATCTCGGGCTCGTAGCCTTGGGGTGCCTGTGGCTGCGCCTGCGCCGCCTGAGCGCCGTTCTGCGCGCCCTGGCGGGTGTCCCTCGGCGCGGGCAGCTCCTTGTGGTTGCCCGTGCGCACGTCGTCCGCCGGCAGGGTGAAGGCGACCTCAAGCCCCTCGCCGTCCGTGCCGTCCTTCTTGGTGTAGAGGCGCTTCTGCACCGCGCACCCAATCAGCAGGCCGACCATGGAGCGCTCGTTGCCCGTCGCGCTGAACGCCTGCTTCGAGAACCGCCCGGGGTTGGACTTCTCGAGGTCGCCGAGGAAGCGCGAGAACATGCCAGAGCACGTCTCACGGTAATACTTCCTCATGGAGTGCGCCCACGGGTGCATGACGCCCCACTCGTCGGAGTAGCGGCCCGCCTCGGGGCCCTCCGCGACGTCGTACGTCACCTCAAGGAACTCCTCGGAGGGGTGGTCGGCGACCTCGGTGACCCTCATCACGTAGAAGCCGGGCTCAAGTCCGCTCCCGCCGCCCTCCGGCACGCGCGTCCAGTCCTTAACCTTCACTTGCAATACCTTCCTTCCCTGCGTCGTTAGGTTTTCCAAGACCCCAGTACTCACGTATCGCCGTGTCCACGGCTTTGAGGTCGTTGTCGATTCTCTCGGCGTCGAACATCCCCATGGGGGTCTTCACCGGGGAGCACCCCGGGTCGCGCGTCCAGAAGTAGTAGGACTTGTCGTCGTGGTCCGCCAGCAGGACGATGGGGAACATGCCCTCGACCGTCAGCTGGTTGTCCAACATCTTGCCGATTGTCTTCACCTTCACGCGCCCCGCGTCGTCGGCGTCGGGGTGCATCAGGAAGAAGACGACGGTGTCGTCGCTCGTCTCCTTCGCCGCGCACTCAAGCAGCCTCTCGAAGTCCACTGCCATGTCGGTGTACTTAGCGTAGCCAATCTCCTTGGCCCTCGCGAAGTTCTGGAACGCCATCAGGTAGTTCGCGTCGTCGATGACGTACACCTTGCGCCCGTTGGCCCGCAGCGTGGCTTTGATGGTCTCGTATGACGGCGCGTCCACGCGGGGCAGCTGCCCCCTGAACGGGAGCGGTTTGCTCGCGACGTTGAAGACGCCGACCTCGCCCGGCGAGAAGTTGCGCAGGCTCGTGGACTTCCCCGAGCCGCTGTAGCCGAGCACGAGGCACAGCACGCCCATGGCTACTCGACCTCCGGCAGCACCGCGAACATCGAGCCGTCCATGAGCGCGGCGACCTGCCCGCCCATGGCCAGCGCGAGGCGCGCCGGGTCGGGCTTGCGGTTGGCCTTGACGTCGGTCGCCCTCACGTAGGCCGCCCTGTGCTCCCACTCCATGCCCGGCACGACCTCGCCGTCGTAGAGCACGCAGCCGCCAGGGCCGGCCATGTAGCCCGCGCCCTCGGGCACGACGTACCTCGTGGCCTTGAACACGCACTGCGGGTAGTCGCGCCGCATCATAGAGATGAACGCCGCCCACGCCTTCGGGTCGTGCTCAAGCGTCCCGAGGTCGACGTCCCACTCCTCGACGCGCTCAAGCGTCTCGGACTGCCATTCCTCGAACGCCTCGGGGTCGGTGACCTTGGGGCCGTCCTTGAAGGCGGCGACGACGTTGCCCACCGCCATGCCGTTCACGGTGACGGCGGTCTTGGCCGTGCCCGTTGAGTCGGCGTCTGCCAGCAGCGCGGGCTTCATCTCCACGATGCGCTGACGCAGGGCCTCGTCGAGGGTGGACAGGACGAAGAACTCCGTGGTGTCGACGCTCACGCTACTCACCGTCCTCGACGCCGAAGTCGAACAGGGTCTGCTGCTCGACCATGCCCGCCAGCACCTCGTTGAACGGCTTCTCCTGCGACCACTTGCCGTTCCTCACGATGTTGTTGAGCCTTGAGCGGGCGACGGCGTTGGCCGCCGACTCGCTCACGTACACGCCGACCGTGGACAACCCCCACTCGTCCTTGACGATCCAGCAGTCCTTGATGCATGCGTTCATCTATCGTGCCTTCCTCTTCGTGTTCTCACTAGCCTCAAGCTCGGCAAGGCGCTCCATGAGCGACGCCATGCCGTCGTACATCTCGCACCAGGAGGCGTTGCCCGTCTCGTTGTCGGGACTGACCTCCACAGCGCCCGCGACCACGAGGCCGTCCTGCAGCGCGTCCGTGCCCGCCTCCATGTAGGCGGCCCTGGCTCGGTCGCTCGCGGCCATGTCCACCGTGTACACGGTCCCGTCGGGCATCCTGGGCGCTCCGTGCGCCCTCATCTTCGCGGCCGCCTCAAGCAGCCTGCCCACGTCGTACCTCACCGCATCACGCCCTCTCGTCGCTGCCCGTCCTGATGGACAGGCACTTCGTCTGTGTGTCGTAGTCGATTCTGATGCCGTAGTCGTCCCAGATGGCCTCGTGGCAGTCCGGCAGGTTTATCTCCCCGTCCTGCAGGGCCTGCATGTTCGCCATCAGCTCGTTCATGTAGACGGTGATTTGCCCGCGGCCCCAGTCGAACTTGTCGGCCAGCACGAGCACGCTCAGGCTCGCGAGGTCGGCCATCGCCACTGGGTACGCCTCGGCGACAAGGGTGTCGACCATCTCGTCGCGCATCCTGTGCGCCCACGGCGGTATGCCGCCGTCGAAGTGGGGCCTGCGCGGCCCCTTCCTCCCCCTGCCCACTACGTCGGCACCTCCTCGAACTCGTCTTCGAGCCACCTCTTGAGCTCGCTCTCAAGCACCACGTAGCTGCGCGTGGCGTGCCGCTTTCGCCTCGCCTTGAGCGCGCCGAGCTTGATGTCGGCGTAGACCGTCTCCCGCGAGACGCAGGCAATCTCCGCCACCTCGGCTATCGTGTAGCGCCGCTCGACCGCAGGCGCTACCTCGTCGTCAAGAGCCATGCGATGCCTCCCGTGAACGTCGCGCCGACGAGCAGGCCCAGCGCGTCTAGAAGCGCCGGGCACCACAGGTCGAGCGCCTGCGGCACCACGAGCGCAGCGACGACCGCCAGCCCAGCGCCAAGCGGCTCAAGCCACCCGAGCAGCTCATCCCTAAAAGTGGTAGAATCCATCGTGCCAACCTCCAATCTGGCCAAGGCCCCGTCGTGCTACAACACGGGCGGGGCCGCTTTCGTGTCTGACCGCGCCCCGGCGAGCCGCTGTCTCGCGCGGGGCGTTTTCGTGCGACGTTATCGTAATGCGGCAACAAGATTCGCCCCGACGAGCTCAGACGCCTTTATGCCCGCCTCTCCCAGAATCGCAGCCACAGCAGCGCCGCGACCGGCATTCAGCGCCTTGACGGCCGTGTTGGCCATGGACTCAATCTCCAGGCACGCGATGACGTCGTAGTTGTCACGGTCGCCGCCGAGCGCCCACTCGCTCAGTGCCTCCGCGTCGCGCGTCACGACCTTGGCGGCAGCCTCGGTGATGGCGCTGCGCCCCTCGACCGAGGCGAGCACCGCGCAGGCCGACGAGTCTCTGGTAAAGGCGCCGGCAAGCGAGAAGAGGCGCTCGAACTCCTTCAGGCCCATGTCGCCGTCCTCGCCTTCCTGCGTGCCGTCGCACGCGCCTACGGCCTCGTCCTCGTCCGCCCCTGTGGCGGCGTGCTCCAGCATCTCGCGCGCCTCGTCGTAAATCGTCTTCTTGTCGGTCATGTTCGGTTCCTTTCTCTTCTCGCGCCCGCCCATGGCGGCGCGGCGGACGGGACGGGCGCTTCGAGCGTCTCTTCGCCCTCAGCTCGTTCACGTAGGCTGGAACCCCTTACGAGCGCCCGCATGGGCCTGAAAGGAGTAGTGAAAAGGCCTTACCCGCCGCCGCGCCCCTGTGGGCGGGCGCTTCCGTCTGTCTGTCGTTCCCTCCCCCGTGCCACCGCGGCGACGGGCGGGCCGTCACGCCGCCCGCCGTGGTGAGCAGTTCCGTGCTTCGGAGGCGTCCCTGGGATGGGGGGAGCGGGCACTGCGTTTCGACGGGTCGGCGGAATGTCCGCCGCCGCCCGAAGTGCCCGCCCGCCGCCGTGGTGACGCGGGGAAGTCCGTCATGCGCCTAGCCTGCGACCCACTCGGTCGCCCAGCGCCCGAACGCCTTGAGGAAGGGCCTCACGTTCGTCGAGTCGGCCCACCCGGCGAAGCCGACGAAGCCGCCCTTGTTGAAGCTGATTGCCTCGCGGCCCTTGAAGTACGGACCGTCCACCCTGATGAACCCGTAGAGCAGCATGTCGCCGTAGACGGTCGGGCCGAGCATGTCCTCGCCCCAACTCGCGTCGGACTTCCCGACCCTCATCTTGACGGCCGAGCCCTTGCCGCCGACGCTCGCGTTGTGGCGGCACAGCTCCTCGCCGAGCATCGCCTTGAGCATGTCGAGGTCGTTGTTGCCGATGCCGTGGTAGCCGACGCCGATGTCGGCCCACAGACGCCTCATCTCGTCTGGCGTCCACCCGTAGAGCTGCCCAGCGTACTCGACGCCCGGCGTCTCCGTAGTCCTCTCCCATTCCATGCGCGGTCCCCCTTTCGATTGGCTTGCATTTGCAAAAAACCTTGCCCACATGCTCCAGCCGTCTCGCACACGCTCTGGCTGGCCCTCCTGCGCTGTGGTTCGCAGCTCGTATGCGGTTGTCTGGGTGCCGGTAGTTCGAGTAGTTCAGGTCGCTTAAACGGCGTCCTGCCAGTTGAAAAGCCAGTTAGGGTTGATTTGCAACGCCTGGCACATAGAAGCTATCTTGTCAGCGCCGGGCGTGTAGCCGTTCCCGCTCTCGTAGCTCGCAAGGGAGTTGACCGAAATCCCTGTGCGTGAGGAAAGCTCCTCAAGGGTTATGTCAACTCGCCCTCTTGCGGCCCTCAGGTTGGCCGCGAATTCCTTCTTGTCGAACATGTGCATCACCCCCTTCGGCTTTGAAGCGGTGCGTTCTTATTGCTTATCAATAAGAACGGTTGTACATTCCTAATGTCTACATTGGGAATGTACAACCAAACTAGGAAGCTTTCTTCCTTGCATGGCTTGCAGTATAGGCAGTTATCTTCCTAATGCAATAGCGAACTTGGAAAATATTTACTTATACGTAGAGAAAGCTATAGAATTCTCGGAAATTGTCTTCATTGAAAGGGGACTGCGATGGAATTGGCCCTTAAAGAGTTGAGAAAGAAGCTTCACATGTCGCAGGCCGACTTCGCCGCCGCCGTGGGCGTCAGCGACCGCACCGTCGGCTCGTGGGAGCGCGGGGAGTCTTTCCCCAACGCCAAGCAGATATGGAACTGCGCCGTCGCCCTCGAATGCACGCCGAACGACATATTCCGCTGGGGCGAGCAGGCGTCAGACGATAGCTCGCTGACGCCCGACGAGTGCTCAGTCATCGAGGGCTACCGCCAATGCTCCCTGGCGTGGCAACAGAGCCTGGCCTCCATGGTTCGTCTCGCTGCCGAATCTGCGCCAGACTCTGCGCGGGGGCGATGAGCCATGCCCAAAGAAAAGGGGGTGTCAAAGAAGCGCTCGTCGTGGGGCTGCGTGCAGCGGATGGCCCAGGGCAAGTACCGCCTGCGGTGGATGGAGGACGGGAAGCGCCGCACCGAGACGCTCTACGGCACGCGCCGCGAGGCCGACGACAGGATGGCCGAGATACGCACGCGGGTGGGCAGTGGGCCGTCCGTGCGGCCAGTCACCGTCGGCGAGGCCTACGAGAGGTACTACTGGCCGCACGTCCAGGCCACGACGGTCGACAACACGCGGGCGAACACGGCCAGCATATGGAGGGCCCACGTCTCCCCCAGGTGGGCGGGGACGGCCCTGCGCGACGTGAGGCCCGCAGAACTCCAGGAGTGGCTGCTGTCGCTCACCAGGTCGCAGGCGGAGTCCGCGCTCCGTGTGATGCGCGGCGTGTTCCGCGAGGCCGTCATGTATGAACTCGCCGACTCCACGCCGCTTTCCGTCTGCTACCGCATGCCGGACAGGGTGGGGAGACCGCTTCAGCGCGACGTCATCCCATGCGCCGACGTCGGAAGTTATTACCGAGCCGCAGAGTCATGCGGCCTTGGCGCGATGTTCCTGCTTGCCGCCTGCTGCGGGCTGCGCGTCGGCGAGGCCCTCGGCCCCAAGGTCGGCGAGATTGAGCGCGAGGAGCACGGCGGCACCGTCGTGGCGGTCGTGCCCGTGCTGAGGCAGGTCAGCAACGTGGGCAAGGTCGCCGTTCGAGAGGTGGGCGGCGAGGAGGTCGAGCGCCTGAAGACGCGCAAGAGCGCGAGGTGGGCCGCCGTCGGCGGCGAGTGGGCCGAGAGGCTGCTCGCGCTCCAGGACGAGGCCGCCGCGCGCGGCGACGTGTGGATGACCGACGACGGCTTGGGCGGCCCCGTCGCCCAGAAGGCCGCGCGCAATGACTGGGAGAGGGCGCTCGGCGAGGCGGGCCTGCCTCGCATCCTCCTGCGCAACCTGCGCGCAACCTTCGCGACGCAGATGGACGCGAAGGACGTCCCCGTGGAGCAGATAGCGCGCCTCATGGGACACACGACGCCGAACATCACCTTCGGCGTGTACGAGCGCCCGGGCCGCGACAGGGCGGCGCAGATAGCCGCAACCGCCGCAGCACATGGGAGCGCTTAGGACAATTTAGGACAAACGGCCTTTATGCAAGCTGTCTACCAGGCATTTTGTTAATCGGCTTACTATTTTCGGTTTAGTCATGCGGGCATATCCGCCTTTGATGATACCGCCGTTCGCCGCGTTATTCTGATTGACATTTCCGTCAACGCAAGTGTTAGATACCGCGAGGCCAATGCCATACTTAAATTTGCTGCCTAAATACACTTGAAAATCGTTACCATCCGCTTTCTCTTCGTAGTTATACACCGCGTTAATATCATCGGTAGTAGTCGCTTTAACTCGCGCAATCAGCGACGCATTGCCGTCCTTGTCAATCACAATTTCGTCGTGCGTACCGTCAGGGAGAGCGGCCAAATAGGGATGCTCTGCGGGTAGGGTGATGGGTAGGGATGTGCCGGAATATGGTGCGTATGCCGTGGCTTGGGTGCCGTACTCGATTTGCGGGATGAAGGTGAAGGACGCGCCGTTTACGATAACGCTCTCGATATAAAGCTCGATGGAATTGGTTTCCTTTTCAGCAAAGAATGTCGATATGTCATGAGGATAAAACCCAAAGGTGCGGCTCGTATTGTCGGTGTACTTCACTATCACCGAGACTTTACCATTTAAGTCTTTTTGCCCGAGCGCGTTCGAAATGTAAATCTTGGAGCCTTTCGGCACTTTGAATGGGATACTTCCCGAGAAGCGCTCTCTATCAGAAACCTTTGTGAGCGTGTACGTGCCGTCCGCGTTCTTGACTAAACAGTTGTTGAGGCCCTTGTCGGTGTCGAGCAGGTTCCTTCCGCGCACCTGAATAGTCGGGTTCTCAATTACCTTAATCTCTTGTGGATAATCAGGCGAAGGCGAAGGCTTGCCACCCGTGTATGGCTCGTAGGCTGTCAAAGGGTTGGCAGATATCGCCAGAAGGAACTTGCCGTTGATATTGTCGCCGTCATGGATGGAAGCGACAACGGCGATGCTCTTCTCCTCTGCGGTGCGTAAGCCGTACACGCTCTTGATGAAGCTTGGCACATCGAAAGCCTTCAAGTTCAACGACTTTCCGCTCAAGGAGTTGTCGGCATAGTAGCCAATGTTGAAGCTCGGGCTTCCAATGTCTCCAACACCGCTGACGGTGCCATTGAGACAGATGAAACCATCTTCGACGGTTATGGTTAGGCCGTATGCAGAATCATATGGGGTAAACTTGCGAACGTCGAAGAGGTTGGCACCTGTTGTGACAGTCTGCTCCGTGGCACCCTCTATCTCAATGCTCAAGAGATTGGAAGGCCAGGCGTCGTCGACGTGCACAAAGGTGTCCTTGACGTTTCCTTTAAGAGTGTTTGCACTCAACGTTGACGCAACCTCATTGGCCTTGGCTGTGGCTTCAATGGCGGATGCGGTGGCCGTGTCGGCCTTGGTTGACGCCACGTTGGCCTTGTCGGTTGCCTCGGTCGCGGCCTTGATAGCCTCCTGCGCTGCGGCGACGTCGGCGTCCTGGCCGGGGCTTCCCTTCTCACCTTGCGGCCCCTGGGGGCCTGTCTCACCGCGCTCGCCCTGCACGCCCTGCACGCCCTGCGGCCCCTGTGGGCCCTGCGGGCCTGTCAGCTCGCCCCTGTCGAGCTTTGCCTGCACGTCGTCGGCCACGCCGTACGTCGCGCGCCGCCGCAGTGGTGGCGGACTCGGCCGCCTGCCTCGCGCTCTCCGTCTGTGACTTGGAGCTCTCGATTTCCGCTTTCAGCTTCTTGGCCATCTGGCCGTACCTCTTGTCGTACGCCCTCAGGTGGTGCGCGCGCACGACGCTGTTCTCGTCTACTGCCATGCTATGCCTCTCCGCCGATGTAGCCCATCATGTCCTCGTCGCTCGCGTTGTCCAGCGCCGGTGTCCCCGACGTGCCGTCGGCCTGCCCAGTGGCGTAGAGCTACATGTCCTCGTCGGTGGGGTTGCCGAGCATGAGCGTCAGCTCGCCGTCCACGCGGGCAACGGTGTCGGCCGCCTTGGCCGCGGCCTCGTCCGCGCCGTCCGCCGATGCGTCCGCCCTGCCAGCAGCAGCCTCGGCCTTCCTCGCGGCACCTTCCGCCGACGTCGCCGTGCCCTCCGCGCGGCCCGCAGCCGTGTTTGCCTTCGAGGCGGCCCCGTCGGCCTTCTCGGCGGCGTCCTTGGCCGCCTTCGCGGCCTCGCGGGCGTCGGCCACGGTGCCCTGCGCCTCGTCCACCGCCTTCGACAGGTCGTCCAGGCGGCGCTTGGCCTCGTGCACGACGTCCTCTGTGGCCTCGCGGGCCTCGTCTCCCATGTCGGAGGCCTGTGCGTGCACCGCCGCGCCGTCACGCATGCGGGCGGTGCGCACGACCTCAAGTCCGTCGCCGCCCACGCCGACGAAGCCGAACCTCATCTTCCCGGGGACGAAGACCTCCCACGGGACGGCCATGCCGTCCTCGTACGCGCAGGTCACGGACTCCTCGCCGCACGCGAACGTCACGCGCTTGAGCAGGCCGTCCCACTCTGCGTCGAAGTCGGCACTCAGCGTCCAGTGGTCCACGGTGCCTGCAACCATGGTGCCGCCGACCTCAGTCACCGAGACCTCGTGGTCCCTGACCGACAGCTTTATCGCGTGCATGCCTCACCTCCCTCCGCATCCATGCCCGCCACGCACGCTACTCGGCTTCGAGGGCGGCGAGCACCTTGTCGAGCTTGCCTTCGAGCGCCTGCTGGTTCTTCAGGATCTCGTCGGTCTTCTTGCCGAGCCACGCGATGCGCTCCACGGGGGTGCTGCCGGTGCAGCCCCTGCCGGTGGGGTCGTCGGTGCGGAGCAGCTCCATGAGAGCCTCGTTCTGCTTGTCGTTCACGATGTCGTTCCCTTCCGGGTCCCAGCCTTCGGCCAGGTCGCCCAAATCGAGGTTCATTGCCACGTGGTACCCGTCGCGCAGCAGCACGTCGCCCGGGTACAGGAGGCTCTCGCCCTCCGTGTACCTGGCCCCCTCAAGCTCCTCGAAGCCGACGGAGGCGAAGCGCTCGCGCATGTTGCCCGTGTACGTGGCGGGGTCGAGCGACGCGACCTCCCCGTACCCAAGGCGCACGCCAGCGGCCTTGACGCAGGCCGTCACGCCCGCGCTGCAGTCGTCGTCGCACGCCGTGGAGATGTCGGCGGGGTCATACGTCCCAGTCTCCTCAAGCGCCTCCCAGAAGCTCAGGCGGTTGAGCTGGTTGTAGCCTATGTGCTCGTTCCCCGCCGCCCTGCGGGCAAGGTACGCGAACTCCTGGGCGAGCCGCTGGTCTGGGTGGCGCAGCACCACGAGCCACGGGCAGCTGTACCACTCCCTCACGCACCACTCGCGACCGGTCTGGTCCCCGGCGTCGCCCCCGTAGAGGCCGCCCCACTCGTTCCCGCCGCTATTCGCTATCATCGGCCGCTGCCCCCTTGCCCTCCGTCGCGGAGTCGAGGAGCTTGCCGAGCGGCGAGCTCTTCAGCGCCGGGTTGGCCTTGCAGACGTTCTCCCAGACCGACACGAGCTCCATCATGATGACGATTACGCACACGGGCACCGTGCCCAGACCCTCGATGGACAGGCCCGCCACGTGCTGGGCGACCACCTCAAGCGCGTAGACGGCCGCGATGATGAGCCAGATGCTCGCCTTGTGGAGCAGCCCCTCTCGTATGGCCGTGGACTTCACGCACTTCCTCACGACGGCCTGCGTGAAGCCACTCAGGATGTCGAGCACGTTGAAGGCGAGGACGCCCCCCATCGCCCACATCTGCACATCGGACACGAACTCCATGACCCACTTCCCTTCCCGCCCCCGCGGGCGAACCGGATTCCTACTGCTGTGCGAAAAAGACGACCTGGCCGTTGACGTCCGCTGGCGCGTCCACGCCCTGGTGCGTGTAGATGCCGACCTCGCCGGACGGTCGCACGAAGACGTGCGCGTCGTCCCTCGTCGAGGTCGAGAGCGCCCCGCGCGCCAAGGCGCCGACCGGGCGGAATCCCGCCGCGAGAGTTCCCACGACGTGCGCCGTGCCCGCGTCGATGCCGTTGGGCAGCGTCATCGCGAGGTCGAGCACGACCACCCCGCCGAAGCGGCGCACGTGCACGCCGTCCACCCAGTCCGCGTCGTAGGAGCACGAGGCCAGGCCGTCGATTTGCAGCGTGCCCGCGGCCACGCCGAGGGAGCCGTGCCTGCAGCTGACGGACACGTTGTCGGCCTGCACCGAGGCGTTGTACATGCTCCCCGCCTTGGATATGCGGAGCCTCTTCGTGCCAATGCCCATGTACACGTCGTTGGGCATGATCGCGAGGCCCATGTCCGAGCCCGCGAGGTACGGGACTATCTGCACGGGGCCGTCCGCCAGGAGGAAGAGCGAGTTTCCGTCCGTGTAGATGTCGGCGAACCCTCGCGCCCCCTGGACGGACGGGTTGTCGTTCGCACCCATCCAGACGTGCGTGTCGCGCGAGTTGGAGCCGAGCACGACCGCGTTCTTCTCGAACGAGGACACGGTCTCCTCCCCGTCGCGAAGGTCGATGCCGTCCGACCTGATGCGCGTGTTGCTGCCGAGCGTGTCCGCCGTCATGTCGCCCACGACCAGGCCGTTCGCAGAGAAGCCGAGATAGTTCGTCGCGGTCTTCGCGGCATCGGCCGCTGCGGACTTCGCGGCCTTCGCGTTCGTGTTTGCGGTGTTCGCGGTCATCGCGGCTGCCGTCGCGATGACGTTTGCGTCGTTGGCCTTCCCCGACACGGTGTCGAGCTTCGCCGTGAAGCCCTCGGACGTCTGCTCGAACGTCGAGCGGAGCGCGTACTTCTCCTTGCCGTCGGCGTCGGTCAGCTCGGAGCTGACCGTTGTCCTGACGGCGTCGGCGAGCTGCTCGGTCCTCGTGTACTCCTTGAGCGTCGTTCCGAGCTCGTCCTTGGACGTGTACGTCGCGGACATCGTGCGCGAGAACTCGTCCATCCTGTCGGTCAGCTGCCGGTCGTACACGATCAAATCGGAGGTCTTCTTGAACTCGTCGGCCCAGTCCTTCACGCTCTTCGCGTCCGCCTTCGCCTGCGCCACGTCGCTGCTCGCCTGCTCGGCCTTGGCACCGGCTGAGTCTGCCTTGGCGTTGGCGGAGTCTGCCTTCACACCGGCGGATTCAGCCTTCGCGCCGGCAGCTGCCGCCTCGCTCTTCGCCTCTCCGGCAGCCACGGCGGACTGCGCGGCCTTCCTGTCCGACCCCCTGGCAATCTCCACCCCCTCGCCGACAGATGCGTTGAGCTCCGAGAGCCTGCGGGCCTGCGCGCCCGTGAGCGTCCCTGCGTCCGTCCCGAGCACGTAGGTGTCCCGCGTGGGGTCCCCGGGGTGCAGGGTCCTCTCGCGGCACAGGAACCATGCGTCCAGCCCGTGCGGGCCAGACACGGCTCGGACGTACTGGCCGACGCGGATGGCGGGCACCCCGCCGTCTGCGAGGTGCATGTCCACGGCCTTAACCTCGACCGTGTCGCCGAAGCACGAGGTGGCGAGGTCCCGCAGCGCCGCGTCCACCAGCTCGGCGGGTGTGGACAGGTCGTACTCGCGGCTGTCCTCTATCACGCCCATGGAAAGCTCGGCCACGCCGTTGATTACGGCGTCGCCCATCTTGTAGCAGCCGTTCGGCAGGCCCGTGTCGGCGTACGACCAGATGTGCACGGGCTGCCCGGCCTCGACGTCCACGACCTTCTCGGTCTCCTGGGTGCCGTCCTCGCCGTAGACTGGGTTGCCATCCTCGTCCACCTTCGGCTCCTCGTGCGAGACCTCGACCGTGGTGCCGACGGGCACGATGCGCGTCGCGAAGGACGTGCCGTCCTCCTCGCCCGTGAGGTCGAGCAGGTTCACGCCGAACTCGATGCGCTGCGCGGTCTCCTGGGTGCCGTCGGCGAGCAGGTCGACGTACATCAGGCCGCCCTCGCGGCGCACGCGCACGTACCCGCCGTATGCGTCGACGATGTTGCGCTTGATGGCCTCCCAGGCCTTCACGCGCGACGCCTCGGACACCGACACATCGCCGCCGTGCACCCCCTCGCCCTCCACGATGCCCTGGTGCATGCGCTGCGCCTGGGGCACGCGCAAGTTGTACTGGGCTATGTACCAGGAGAACAGCTCCCCGACGGTCGCGCCGACGCGCTCTTCCTCGGAGCCTTCCTCGGGCTCGCCGGTGGTGTGCGGCGGCACGGTCGCGTCGTTGAGGTAGGCCCTCATGCTCTCGCACTCGACCTTCTCGCAGTTGAGGAAGTCGCGCGACACGCGGCGCACGCGGCCCCTGAACACCTCCTCGCCGCCGTCCATGAGGGAGACCTCCTTGGAGCGCCCCATGACCGCGAACGTCCCGGCGAGCGGGTGCGTCGCGGGCACGGAGAAGGTCAGCTCGTCTGCCTCGTCCATGGACGAGCGCAGCTCGACGTCGTAGAGCTGCAGCGACTGGTCGCGCGGGTCGTAGAGCGCGTCGTCCCCGTAAGTGGCGGTGTACACCCCGCTACCTCCAGAACCCTCGCGCCAGGAAGTCCACGTCCTTGTCGGAGACTCCCTCCCACTTGCCCGGCTCCTCGGCGAACGGCGCGTAGAACCTGCCTGCGTACCCCGTGACGGAGTTCTTCGTGGTGAGCAGCGTTATGTCGGCGTACTTGTTCGAGCGGCAGCTGACCACGAGGATTGGGGCGGTGCTGAGGAACTGCACGGGCCACGAGAACTCGAATATCTCGGACACGTAGCCGCCGACGTACTTCAGGCTGCCGTCGCTGCCGCCGACGCGGCTGTTCGCGGCCGCGACGTGCACGCGGCCCCACGCCTCGGCAGTGCCGTCCGGCCACAGCCTGTAGTACATGGTGCCGGTCGAGCCGGAGACGACCGGCTCGGGAACGCGCGCCTCAAGGGCGGCGGCGTTCTTGTTGTGCGCGTCGAGGAAGAAGGAGAGCGTGTTCGCCGTTGTCGGCTTGGTTAGGCTCAGTGAGCTGGATGCCATCAAAGCTCCTTGACGTCGTAGGTCACCTGTACGTCGTAGGCCTGGCCGCTGGGCTTCCCGTCCCACGACAGGTCGCAGACCCGCTTGGCGGCGACGTTCGACATGACCGTGTTTCCTATTTTTGATATTGTAACATTTCCATACTGGTCAGGCGCGCTGTCTATGAACACGACGTTGGGAACGTCGCCAATCCACAACCAGTCGAGCGTCCAGTTGCCCGCGGGCAGCACTGCCGTCCTGCCGTCCATCGAGACGGCCGTCGCGCGCCTGGTGTGGAACACGGGCTTCACGGGGCACCTGCCCGCCTGCACCCTAAGCTCGGCCCCGCCGCCTGCGGCGACCGTCTCAAGCACGTTCCTGACGAGCCTGAACGGCTCCGCCTCGACCTTGAGCTTGACCACGCCGTACGTCGCGCGCGCGTAGTGCTCGGCGACCGAGAAGCGACCGTGGTAGGTTCCCTCGCCGTCGATGCCGAGCACCTGGTAGTCGAAGGCCCTGCCGTGGAACGCGGCCTTGAACCTGCGGTACGTCGGCCAGAAATCAACCGTCGGGAAGAGCAGCTCGAAGGTCTGCTCACGCGCGCCGTACACGCAGTCCCCCGTGAGCGCGTCCGTCAGGTCAACGTACCCGTTGCCGCCAGGCACGTCCACCGTGTAGGTCTTCGGCTCCGGAGACCCAAGGTCGTAGCCGTCCGTCATCACAGCCCCGTACTCGTCGAAAACGTCTACCCCGCCTATCACGAGGTGCTGCCTCGGTTTCCTCAGCCCGTAGGCGACTGCCATGGCCTACCTCCCCTTCTTCACCGATATGGAGCCGAGCTGCGCGTCGTAGGCGCGTGCCGTGGCTGCCGCGAGCTGCCTGCCGTCGATGTAGACGTTCGCCTGCACGTCGTTCGCCCCGGCGTTTGCCGCCATGGCCTCGGAGAAGGCGTCGTACACGTCGGCCTTCGTGAGCCTGTTGGACGAGGCCGCGACCCTGCGCTCGCGCGAGTCCGCAGCGTGGTAGGCGGAAAGCGCCATGTCCGACGCGGACTCGGCGGCGACCCGCGCCGAGCGGTCGATGCCGATGGCGAAGCCTTGGACGAAGTAGTCGCCGACCTCCATCATCTTGCGGGACGGGGACTTGATGCCGAGCGTCTTCCTCGCGGAGGTGAGGGCGCTGCTCGCGGCGCTGGTCGCAGCGGCCTGGATTGCCCCGCTGCCCGAGCTTATGCCGCTCGCCAGGCCCGCAGCGATGTTCGCGCCGACGCTGTACGCCTGCGACCTGCTGGAGCCGAACGAGTCGATTACCGAGCGGGCGAGCTGCCTCGCGGCGCTCGACACCGTCGACTGCCCCTGCCTGATGCCGTTCGCGAGGCCCTCGTCGACGTACATGCCGCGCTGGGTCATCTGCCTCGACGGCGAGTTGATCTCAAGCGGCCCGTCGATGGAGTCCATGACCCCCTTGGCGACGGTGTTGCCCGCGTCCGTGACCGTCGAGATGCTGTCCGCCATGCCCTGCGCGATGCCCTGGTTGACGTAGCCTCCGGCCTCGGTTCCGGCCTGCTGCAGCTGCTCGCCCATGCCTGCGACGGCCTGCGTGGCCGAGTCGCCGGAAAGCTCAAGCTCGACGGGCAGCTTCGTCGGCTCGGAGCTGTCGGTCACCTGCTGCTTCACGCCTTCGAGCTGCTGGCCCGCAGACTCCGCGGCGAGCACTCCCGCCTCTTCGAGCTGCGCCTTCCACTGCGCGTAGATCTCGGGGTTGTTGAGCGCCTCCTGCGCGAGCGCCGCGTACTCGGGGCCGAGGCCGCTGATGTACTCGACGAAGGCGGCGTCCATCTCGTCCCAGGACTGCGCCGCGGACTCGCGCAGCTGGGCGATGGTGTCGTTCCACGACGCCAGCGCGTCCAGGTTGTGCTGGATGTTCGCCAGGTAGTCCTCCGCGCTCATGTCCGCGAGCACGTCGGATATCTGGTTCGTGCCGTCCATCACCTTCGTCACGTAGTCCTGGTACGTGGAGGCGAACGTCTCGACGTCGATGCCCGCGTTGGCGAGCTGGGCGGCGAAGTCCGCAACGGACAGGCCCTGCGCCTCAAGGAAGCCAGAGAACTCGCCGTTCGACTGGATGAGGCTTGAGAGGCCGCTCATCGCCGTGGCGAGCGTCTCGGCGTACTGCTTGACCTGCTCGTCGCTCATGCCCGTGGTGTCGGCGTACTCGGACGTTGCCTCGGTGGCCTGCTTGAGCTGCTCGATTGCCTGGCCGTACTCGTCGTCGAGGGCCTGCTGGGCGAACTCGTTGGCCTGCGTGGCCTTCTCGGTCTTCGCGAGCGACTGGACGAGGTCCTCGATGGCGTCGTTGTTGAAGTCGAACGGGTTGGTGGCGAGCACCGCGCCGCCCGTGTCCTTCCACGTCTGGAGCACCTGGTCTATCTTCTCGTCGGTGAGGCCGTACAGCCTGAGCTGCTCGCGCAGCTCCGCGTTCGACGCGACGAGCGCCGCGTGGTTCTCCTCAAGGGCGTCCGACTGGCCCGAGAGCGCCGACACCTCCTTGAGCTTGCGGAAGCCCTCGATTGCCTTCTCCATGTCGGCGAAGGAGACGGCGATGCCGTCGTCGAGGACCCACCACCCGCCCGCTGCGTCCTGCACCGCCTGGTAGTTCGTGCCGAGTGACTGGTTGAGCGTGTCGACGGCGGCGGTCACGGACTCCCAGGACCCCTCGCCCATGTCCCCGACGGTGAAGCCGGACAGCTGGTACAGGGTGTCGACCGCTCCCTGGAGCGAGTTGGCCTGCGCGTCTATCTTGCGGAATGCGTCGGTGACCTCGTCGACGATTGAGCCGAAGCCGTCCACGGCGTTGCCTGCGGCGCTCACGGCCCCCTCTGTGGTCGACGCGAGGTTCGCGGCGGAGTCGCTCGCGTCGTCGAAGCCCTCGGAGCCGTGCCTGAGGGCGTACGACAGGCTGTAGGAGACGTCCATGTAGTCGTTGTACGCCCCGATGCACTCGTTGACCTTGCCCACGAGGTCGGAGATGAGCGCCACCACCGCGACGGCGCGAATGGTGTTCCCGAGCGCCTTGAGCGACGTTTCGAGCAGGTTCATGTTGCCCGCCGCCTCGGCGGCGCTCCTGCCGAAGCTGCGCAGCGCCTCGGACTTCTTGTCGTTGAGCGCGAGCGACGTGCCGTACTCGACGACGGCACCCCTCAGGTTCACGAACGCCGAGCCGAGCGCGCCGACGGCCACGGACGCCGGGCCTGCGGCGGCTGTGAGGCCGAGGATGAGCTCCAGGAGGGTGACGGCCTCGGTCGGCATGCTGCCCACCGCGTCCGTCAGGCCGCCGAGCAGGCCGAGGAAGACCTGCAGGATTGGCGTGACGCCGTCGCCGAGCTTCACGGCGAGCGCGTCGAAGTTGTTGGATATCATGGCCACGGTGCCGGAGAAGCCCTGCGCCTTCGCGTTGGCCTCGTTTGCGGCGTCGCCAGCCATGCCCCATGCGTCGGAGACGCCGTTCCATGCGTCCTCGGACATGATGAGCGCGTCCTGCAGCACGCCCTGCCCGCCTGCCGCGTCGTAGACCTCCTGCGTGAGCGCCCTCAGGAGCTGCTTGTCGCGCACGTTGGCGAAGCCGAGGTTCTGCAGCACCATCTCGACGGACTCGCCGCGCATCTGGAGGTCTGCCAGGCCCTTGACGAAGGCGTACATGGCGTCGGACGGCGTCGTCTTCCACGAGGCCGCGAAGTCCTCGGCGCTCATCTGCGCCACGGTCGCGAAGCCCTCAAGGCCGTCGCCGCCCGAGGCGACAGCCGCCTCGATGTCTGCCATGACGCGGTTGAACGACGAGCCTGCGGCCTCGGCCCCCTGGCCCGAGGAGGCCATGGCGGCGGCCCACGCGAGCGCCTGGTCGGTCGTGAAGCGGTACATGGTCGCGGCGCTTCCCATGTACGAGATGACGTCCATGATCTGCGTCTCGTTGGTGGCCATGTTGTTGCCGAGTCGCACGAGCGCGTCGCCGAAGTTGACGGCCTCGTCCTCGCCGAACTTCATGGTCGAGGTGAGCTGGCCGAGCTGCGTGGAGATGTCCTCGGCGTTGAGCGACGTGGCGATGTCGAGGTTCGACACGACCTCGGCGGTCTTGCCGAGCTTCTCGAAGGAGACGCCGACCTGGGCGAGCATCGCCTCAATCTCAAGGATGCCCGACGCGCTGGTCACGTGGGAGGTCGAGTACTCGATTGCCGCGTCGTAGAGCCTCTGGTAGTCGGCCTCGGTCGCGTTGACCGTCTTGCGCATGTCGCGGTAGGCCGAGTCTATCTCGTCGGTGATGGTGATGATCTGGTACGCCGCGGACACGAGGATTGGCGTGAGCGTGGAGTAGATGCCGTAGCCCATCGTCCTGATGGAGTTGAACGCCTTGCCCCAGTCGGTGCTCATCGCCTTGCCCGCCTCTGAGACGGACTTTATCTCGGCGCGCAGGTCGGCGAGCGCCGCCCTCGTCTGGTAGACGGACTTAGCGTCCTCGAACTGGGCCTTGCGCCTGATTGCGGTCTCGTACTCCGCGCTGAGCGCCGAAAGCTCCTCGGCGAGGCGCTTGTACTCGTCGCTGGCCATGCCGCCGTTCTGGCCCGCCAGCTCGCCCATGCGCGTCTTGACGGCCGAGAGCCTCGCCTGCAGCTCCTCTGCGGCCTCCGTGGACTCGGTGAGCCCCTTCTCAAGGTCGGACAGGCCCATGCGCAGGAACGGGTTCCCGCTGCGGGCTATCTCCTTGAGCGATTCCTCAAGCTTCGCGGCGCGCTCGTCGAGGGTCGCGACGAGCTCGCAGGAGAGCCGCATCATCTCCTTGAACGTCTCGACGTCGTTCACGCCCGCCTTGACGGCCTTGTTGGATGCCTGGAAGCTCTCGCGCAGGCCAGCGGCGGCGACGTCTATCTCGCGCGTGTCGGCGACGATGCGCTTGAACTTCGTGTCGAGCTCCACGGCCTCGGACACGAGGGCGCGCTGCTGCGCGGAGACGGCCTTCATGTCCACCTCCGCCTCCTGGAAGACGGTGGCGGCCTTCGCCTCGTCGAGCACGGCGAGCCACTCGTGGTGCTCTCGGACGAGCTGCCTGTACCTCTCGATAAGGCCCTCGGACGTGAGGGCCATCTCGGCCATCTTCTCGTTTGCGGCGGACTGGCCCTTGACTCCCTGGCGGAACTCGCGCTCCGTGACGCCGAGCTCGTTCATGGCGCGCGCGAGCTGCTCGACGTCCTCTATCTCGCCCTTGATGCCGAAGGAGTCCTTCATGAATGCGAGGAACTCCTTCGAGGAAAGGCCGACGGCGACGAACTCGCGGTTGAGCGCCGCGAGCTTGTCGTTCGTCTCGTTGTAGCCCTTCGTTGCGGCGGCGAGCGAGCGCGACACGTCGTGCATCGCGTCCGCAAAGCGGCCCATGCCGCCCTGTGCGTCCGCCTGCAGCTGCCTGAGGTGGCGCATCTTCTCGGCAAGCTCGCCGATGCGGTTCGAGAATATGCGTGCCTTCTCGGAGGCCGCGCCCATAGACTCTGGGTCGAGCTTGAGCGCGGCCTCCATGGCCTTCGCCTGCTTGCCCGTGCGCTTCAGCACGGACTCAAGGGACTTCAGCTCCTTGGCCGCGCCCGAGGTGTCGGCACCGATGCGGATTGTCAGGCCCTTGTATACCTCGGCCACGGGTTGTCCCTCCCTGGGTTAGTGGAGCATGGTGTCTATGTCGTCCTGCGTGGCGAGGCGCTCCCCCGTCTGCGGCGCTGCCTGCGGCTCGTTGAGCCGCCTGTAGGAGTCGAGCGTCCACATGAGCCTGTGGTAGGGCATGTGGCGCAGGTCCTGGTATGAGAGCCCCGCCCTGAGCGCGGAGACGAGCAGGGCGGAGTATGGGCGCTCGACCGCGTCCACAGCCGCCCCGCCCGCCTGCCGCCTAGGCCTCGGAAGGGGCTTCCCGAAACAGCCCGTCTTGGATGGCGGGCATCACCGCCCCGAGGACGGAGAACATGTTCACGCCCGTGATTCCACGGGCCCACTCCCTCACGGGCGGGGTCGCGTCGTCGTGAGCCTTCAGGCACGCCCACAGGGCGCGGATGGTGCACGCCCACGGGACCGTGCCGTCGGCTGGTGTGATGTCCCTGATGAGGTCCGCGCCGTCGAACTCCTCCTCGTAGAGCAGGAGCGTCCAGAAGCTGACCTCGAACTCGACGGGGCCGTCGCCAAAGTCGACCGATGCCATCGCGCGCCCCTTATCCCATGACGGGCTTCTGGACGGCGATGAACCAGTTTTCGTAGCCGGTGTCGCCCTTGACGGAGAAGCCCTTGGCCGTCACCGTGCTGTCGTCGAAGTGGTGTGCGGCCATGGTGATGGAGAGCGCCTGCGTGTCGGGCGTGGTGGAGTCCGTGCGGGTGTTCGCGTCGGACTCGGGGCGCGACAGCGTGCACTCGTAGTAGGCGAAGCGCTCGGGCTTGGTGTTGGAGGACACCTCGAAGAGCAGCGCGAAGCGCTTGGTGGGCGCGTTCGCGTCCTCCCAGGTGACGCCGTTCGTCTCCTTGTAGCCCAGGATGTCCACGAGGGCCTCCTTGGGCATGTGCGCGATGGTCAGCGTGCCGGAGTATCCGGCGTTGCTCGCGTCGAAGGAGGCGTAGCCGGAGTTGTCCGCCCAGAAGGTGTCCACGGAGCCCTCGCGGCTGATGGACAGGGAGACGGCGCCGGGCAGCTTCTTGGGCGTGCCGTAGGAGCCGTCCTCGTCGGAGATGATCGCGTAATGCACGTTGGAAAGGCCGAAGATTACGGTGTTCTCTGCTGCCGCGCTCATTCGTAAACCTCGCATTCTGTGAAATATAGGGCCAGCTCGTAGCAGCCCTCGGTGTCTATCCACGCATCGACCGCCTCGTAGGGGCCGAAACGCTCGAAAATCGCCCGCTTCAGCGCCGTCTCAAGCGCCTCGTCGGGGTACCGCTCGTAAAGCTCCACGCGCCAGCGCGTGCACGTCGCGAACATGGCGTCGTCGGCCATGAAGGTGCGGTCGTCGTCCGCGAGGAACACCGCGTACGGGAGGTCCGGGGCCTGCCCCAGGGGCCAGCACACGCGGGCGCACGGGACGACGGCGGAGACGCAATCCATCACGTTTTCCGCGCTCATGCCTCAAGCCCCCTCTGCACCGCGCCGTGCACGCGGCCCTCGAAGTCCTCGAACGTCTTGTCCGCAGCCTTGGCCAGGTGCGGGTATCCCTGCACGCGCCCGCCGCCAGAGAGGGCGTGGCCCTTCTCAAGGAGGTGGACGAGGCCCGGCTTGTCCCTGTTGCCGATGTGGCCCTCGACGCTTGTCTGGGACTCCCTGACGACCTTGTACGAGAAGCCCTTCGGGTAGCGCTGTCCCGGCTCAAGGGCGCGGCCCTGCCGCCACGGGGGCGTTCCGTCGCCCGTGCCCGTCGCGGAGCGCGAGTTCGCGCGGGCCGCCCTGCGGCCGACCTTGCACGACTCCTTGATTGCCGACTCCATCTCGGACGAGACGTTGCGCATGGCGTGCTCCAGAATCCCGGAGAGCGCGGCGGAGAAGCCGTCTGCGCTGGTGACGACGTCCCTAGCCATCGCGGAGCCTCCTCTTGAGGGTCAGCGTGGTGAACTCCCCGCCGTCGACCGCGCGCTCCACGTCGTATGCCGTGCCGCGCATGACGCACTCCTGCTCGCCCCTGTAGTCGCAGGTGCGCAGCTGCACCTCCGCGTCGGCCTTCAGACCGGCGGAGCGCGCCGCCATGTATGCCGTGGCACCCATCGAGTAGGGGTTGGCGAACACGCTGCGCGACTCGCGCACCTCGGTGAACGAGCCGTCCTCGCGCTGCACGGTCCTGACGGCGGTGAGCGCCACGACCTCGCCGTACCTCATTCGCCCACGCCCCTCACGAGCGTGGAGTTCACGAGGTCGCACACGAGGGCGCGGTACGACTCGTCGAAGCGCGGGGCCTCGGAGTTGTCGTATCCGAACCTCGCCTTGCAGAAGAGCGCGACCGCGTGCACGACCAGCGGCCCCTCCTGGTCGATTACGTCGGCGGGCACGCCCGCGCGCGCCATGTCGTCCCTGGCGGCGTCGATGAGGAGCTGCACCTCGGGGTCCAGCTCGTCTGCCGAGACGCGCAGGATGCGCTTCATGTCTTCCAGGAGGGCCATGGCCTACTCCCCCTTCGGGGCGCGGCGCTTGGGCGCGTCCTTCGCGGGGGCGTCCTGCGCCTCGACGAGGGTCCCGAACCCCGCGCCGTTAATCTCCGACACGCGCTTGGCCGTGGCCTCGAAGGCCTCGCCCTCGTCGCGCCACCCGTTCTTGTCGGCGTCCCAATAGCGCTTGAGGGCCTTGGCGAGCATCGCTAGGCCCCCAGCTTGACCAGGAGGAAGCCGTAGGGGTCGAGCACCTTGCCGTCGGATGCCATGAGCGCCTTGGTCTTCTTCTGGTTGGACTCGTGGTCGACCCACGCGACGGTCGTCATGGGCATGCCGGGCTGCGTGTTGACCGCGTAGTCGTAGAGGTCGCCGTAGATGGCCACGACGTCGCCCGCCTTGGTGGTTGCGGCGTCGGCGTCGGGGAGGATGGCGGTGGACACGAGGTGCACGGTCTTGCCCATGAGGGTGGGCGTGCGCTTGCCGCTCACGGGGTCGTAGGTGTAGCCGACCTGGCTTCCCTCGGTGTTGGACATGGTGTCCACGTACTTGTTCCAGGTCTTCTTCGCAATCCACCACTCGCCGTTGTCGTACTCGGGCTCGATGGCGGCGTCGACCTTGGAGTGCCAGGGCTTCCAGTCCTTCATCTCGGCCTTGGTCATGGTCACGACGTTCTCGATGCGGGGGTCCTTGGTGATGCCGAGGAACTGGCCCACGCCGTCGCCGTTGACGATGGCCTGCTCAAGGGCCTTGACCATGGCCTTGGCGACCGCAGGCACGAAGAGGGCCTGGAAGTCGGCGTAGGTCGTGGCCTCGGCGAGCAGGGACTGGGACATGCGGCACTCAAGCTCGTAGAACGAGAAGGAGATGGTCGCGTCGTTGGTCACGCCCTGGTAGCCGCTGACGGACAGCTCCGTCTTGGAGTCGCCCTTCTGGAGCCAGGTCGCCGTGGGGTTGAGGTCGGTGATGCGGAAGACCACGCCGCCCTGGACGCTCATCTTGCGCACGGCGTTCCAGATGTCGCCGTAGTGCTCCATCTTGGAGATGATTTCCTTGGCGGTGCTGGTGGGGACCTGCGGGGCGACGCCCGTGGTGACGGTGGGCGTGGCGATGATGGTGCCCTTGTCGTCGCCGCTGCGGTGCTGGATGACGGAGGGCATCTCCTTGCCGCGAACCACGTAGTCCATGAAGGCCTTGCGGTACTCCACGGTGTCGTACGGGTCGAACTCCGCCTCCTCTGCGGCTGCGGCGTCCTCGGCGGCGGGCTTCACGACCTGGCTGCGCAGCTGAGCGCCGATGACGGCGTTGGAGGCCAGGGCCGCTGCGGCTCCCTGCTCGCGCAGGGCTGCGGCGGCGCTGCGGCGCTCCACCTCGGCGTTGAACAGGGCGACCTGCTCGCGCATCTTGTCGGTCGGGGTGCTGCCGCCCTCAAGCTCGGCGGCGATTGCGGCGCGTCGGGCCTCAAGGCCGTCTGCGCCGAGGGCGCGGTACTGCGCCTCGTCGTACAGTTCGAACTCCATGTCATGCCCCTCTCTAGAGCGATAGGAGGATTGCCAGCCGCTCCCTGCGGTCGGCGTCTTGCGCACGTGCGAGCAGCTCCTGCTCGTGCTGTCCCTCAATCACTCCGTCGAGGTAGCCTCGTGCCGATATCTCCGTCTGGTCGTTGGCCGGGAAGGTCACGGCTGACACGTCGTAGACCTTCGCCACCTTCCTGACGGTGGATGTCCTTGTGTTCGGGTCGTAGTCCCAGCCGTCCTCTGCGACCTTGAAAGACCAGCTCATGCTGTATATGAGGCCGTTCTTGATGCTCTCGTACGCCTCGCGCCCGCCCTGGCACTTGGACAGGTCGGCGCGCACGAGCAGGCCGTGGTCGTCGCACATGACGGAGAGCGTGTTGTTGCGCTGGCGCGCCAGGACGGAACCCATGTGGTCCACGAGGAAGATGACGTCCGACATGTCCGCGCCGTCCAGGGCGCTGCGGTCGATGGTCTCGTAGAACCCGTCGTAGAGCTCATAGGCGTTCCCGAACGTCGTTGCGTAGCCCTCGACGATCATGGCCCCGTCCTCGTCGGCGTCGTGCACCGTGAAGTTCGTCATCTCGATTGAGCGATATTCGCGCCCGTCAACAACCGGCATCGCTGCCCCCTTACTCGTTGAAGTCGTCGCTGCCGTAGGCGTCCGAGTCCTTGTAGAAGGTGTCGCTGCCCTCAAGGTCGGCCTCGCCGTTCTCGTCTGAGACGTTCTTCTTCATGCGGCCGCCCCCCGACACGCCCACCATCGAGGACACGGCGGCGGCGTTGACGTACTCGCCGCGTATGACGCGCACGTCGCCGCCCTCGACGGGCGGCAGCTGCAGGACCTCGCGGGCCTCGTTGATTGAGAAGACCCCTCGGTCGAGCATGTCGCGCACCATGTTTCGCTTGGATGCGTTGGAGGCGTATTCGAGCCTGTTGGACGAGAAGGAGAGGCGGTTGCCGTGGCGCTGCTGCACGGGCGAGAAGCACATGTTGGTCAGGCCCTCGCCCAGCTGCACGCCGAACGGCTCGACCTTCGACTCGTACCAGGCTCCGAACTGGTCCTCGGTGAAGTTGGTGGTGAGCACCGGCGCGCTCATGCCGAAGTAGTTGCAGACGTTGGAGGTGATGCGCTCCATCTCGGCTGAGTCCATGGTGTAGCTCTGCGGCTCGACCTGCTTCACGTCGAGGAACGTCTGGTCGTAGACCATCATGCCGCTCACGTTCGACGAGGACAGGTTGCCCTCCATGAACAGGCGGCGCTTCTCCTCGAGCTGCTCGGGCTTGACCATGCCGGGCACGGAGCCGATGAAGCGAATCTTCGCGCCGTTGCGGATTGCGGCGTCCTGCGCCTGGTTCTGCGCGTCGATGAGCTGCATGGTCCTGCGCAGGCAGTTCGGCTCGCCGAAGAAGTCCGACTGAACCTGGAGCTTGGAGAGGATGCACACGTCCCCGAGCGGCAGCGCCGCCTGGTCGCCCGCAGCGAAGCTGAAGCGCACCCACGGGTCGCCAGCGACCTCCACCACCTCGGCGAACTCGCACTTGACCGGGAAGAAGCCGACCTTGCTCCAACCGTCCGAGCCGTACACGGGCACCACGAAGGCGGTGCCGTCCGAGTCGTAGACGGCGGCGAGGCGCTTGAGGAAGGTCGGCCACGTCATGATTGGGTTGGGCCTCGACAGCACGGCCTTGCGCACGTCCGGGCACGACTCGCCCTCCACCTCGGGCTTCATCTTCGAGCAGGCCGTCGCGAAGCGCTCTATGCACGCCCGCGTTATCTCCTGCTCGTAGATGGGCCCGTCCCAGGTGGAGAAGTTCGGCGCGCCGTCGGTGAACGTCCGATAGGCGGGTGCCGACACCTTCTTTTCTTTTCCGAGAATGCGCTGCAATAGTCCCATGCCCGCATGGTCGCATGGTTTCGTTACGAAATCAGTACCTTGCACGGTACTACCTGCTAGGTTGCCAAAAATCCACCTGCTACGAGTTGATGTTGACCAGCTCGTCGGCGAGGTTGCACGCGCCTATGTAGGCCATCAGCTCGGCCATGAAGCCGTCGATGCGGTTGCGCGAGTCGTTGCCGCGCTTGTCGGGCTGCAGATTGCGGTTCACGTCGAGCTTCACCTGGACGTTCATGCGGCAGAAGCCGTTGACGGGGTTGCCGCCGTCCACGATGCGGTGCCTGCCGTAGTCGCTCTTGAGCTGGTACATGGGCTGGGAGAGCGTCTGCACGCCCTGGCGCACGGGGAACACGCGGGCCTTGCCGACCAGCAGCTCAAGCTCGCGGCGCGTGTGGTCGTCGACGTGCCACGGGTCGAAGAAGACCGCGTACGTCCACAGGTCCTCCTCGTCGCGCAGCTCCTTGAGCCAGTCCACTATCACGATCTTGTCAATCTTGTTGCCAGGCACCGTGCGCATGAGGCCGCGCGCCACCCACTGGGCGTAGGGCGCACCGTCGCGGTCGCTGCGCATGCCAGCCTCAAGGGACTCGCTCAGCACGTCCTCGGGGAGCCAGTACATCGAGCGCTCGTACAGGCGCTCGTCGCCCGGGCGCATGACAAGCATCTGCGCTGCCGTGAGGTCGATTGTGTCCGAGGCGTCGAATCCGCACACGCCGTAGCCGTGGCGCACCGTCTCCATGTCCAGGGGTGCGGGGTTCACAGCCTCGTCGAACCTCAGCCACGCCACCGAGGCGTTCTCGGGCAGGTTGAAGTCCTTGGTCATGACCGTCGGGCGGTACACGGGGTCCTGCTTCGCGCGCGCCACCTGCTCGCGAAGGTACGAGAGCTTCTTGACCGTGCCGAGGCCGGGGTTGGACTTCTTCCAGCACTCCTCCCTGTCCCACTCGTCGCGGTCGTCCAGCTCGTAGATGAAGCAGAGGAAGTTGTCGTCGGCCACCTCGCCGTTGAGCCAGCGCACGGCGTAGCCGTAGCGGTCGTCGAAGAACCCGTTGCGCACGAACCCGTTGGTCGTGATCATGACGATGAGCGGCTGGTTGCGCGCGGCGGTGCCCTGGCGCAGCAGCTCCCACACAGCGCCGTCGGTCGCGGCGTGAATCTCGTCGAGGATGCCGAGGTGCACGTCGAAGCCGTCGAGCGACTTCGGCTTTGCGGGCAGCGGCTTCACGTAGCCCATGTTGCCCGAGACCTTGATTCGGTCGGTGGAGTTGTGGAAGAGGCGCTTGAGCTGCGGGGACTGCGCGACGATGCGCTTGAAGGCGTCGTAGCCGAGCTTGGCCTGGTCGAGCGAGTTGGCGGCGTTGTAGACCTGCGGCGCGCCCTCGCGGTCGGCCACGGCCATGTAGGCCTCGATGCCTGATATCAGCGAGGTCTTGCCGTTCTTTCGCGCCACGTCGATTAGGACCTCGTGCACGCGCCTGAAGCCGTCGTCGTCCACGAAGCCGAATATCGCCTGAACCCACGCCTTCTCGTACAGCTCAAGCTTGAACGGCTGGCCGAGCTTGCCGCTGGGGTAGCAGCAGAACGTCTCTATGAACTTGACCGGGCGCTCTGCGGCAGCGATGTCGAAATGCCAGGGGCCGCCCTCGTCGAGCAGCCACCTGACGAGGATGCGGCACGTCATCTTCAGCTTCTCGCAGGCGACCTCCTCGCCCGTGAGCACCAGGCGGACGTACGTGGACAGGTCGCAGTCGGGGAGCATGCCGAGGCTTTCCACCGGGCTGGGGGTCAGGGGCACCCCCTCCGACGAGGCGTCAGCCATTCAGGAACTCCATCAGGGCGTCCTTGCGCCCCGTTGCCTTGAGCAGGGGCAGCAGCGTCTTCAGGCATGCGTTCTTGTCTGCCATGTACTGGTGCATCAGGGTCGCGGCGGGGTGCGGGCGGTCGCCCTTCGGCGTGTCCACGATGCTGCCCTCGCGCTCTATGGTGCGCTGCAGGCCCTTTATCTGCACCGTGTAGAAGCACATGTCGCGCAGCGTGCCCTCGATGAGCGCGGCCTCGTCGAGCCCGTCGAACATCGGTGCCACAATCCCGTACAGCTCTCCCGCATCGTCAGGTATCATGTTCCTCCAAGTCCACCAGGTTGCCGAGCTCGTCGAAGCCGTAGCGCGCGGGCGCTTCGGCGCGGTCGGCCCTCCCGTATATCTCGGGGTGCTCCAATGCGTGGCACTTGCGGCACAGCGGCTCAAGGTTCTCCTGCGCGAAGGCCACGGCGGGGTTGTCCACGTTCTCGGGGCCCAGGTGCACCTTGTGGTGCACTATCTCGGCTGGCGTGTACCTGCCCTGCGCAAGGCAGCGTGCGCACAGGCCCTGGTGCAGGCGCATGCACAGCTCGCGCGACCTCTCCCACTGCTTTGACTTGTATATGTGCCGCGCAAAGTCCCTGGCCACGGGCACCCCAAACGCAACTAGACAAAAAATAGGCGTTTACCTGGGAAAATAGTAATATGGAACCGTAACGTAATCAGTACCCTTCGGGGTATTTTTTATTTTCGGCCGCGACGCTCGCCTTTTTTAGAC